CCGGTCACACAAAGGGCGGAGGTGGAGGTAAACAGTGCCTCATGGAACGGTGTGACGCACCGCTGCTGTGCAGCGATCGGGAGCATCAGAAGCAATGCGCCCACCAGATCAACTGCCGCAAAACCTGCAATAATGACCTGAAAAGAAGAAAAACGGTGCTGCCTGTAACGAGGATATTGAATCATAAAAGCTCCTTTACCTGTCCGTGTGTATAAAGTCTAGCATGGAATAGATAAAAGAGTCGTAAAGAAAATTGCAGAAGTATAAAGATTCCATTAAAATTAATCGGCCAACACTAAAAATGCCGGACATCGAATTTTCCGAAGAAAACAAATAATCCGAACCCATCTCCTATCGGAAACAAGTTCGGATTATTTCTGTTTGGTCCACCTTGCACATCAACAAGCGAACTATTCCCTTTATGCTGCTTCCGGGTACTTTTCACTCGTTGAGCACCAATTTTCGGCTCGTTGGTGGCGCACCGCATAATCTGTAATTGTTTTGTAACCATTCCGCAAATAAAAAATCCCCCGCCAGCTTTCCTCTCGGATTGCCAGCGGGGGATTTTCATTTCAGTGCAGAAGCATCGTCAGTTCATAGGCCACAAGGCCGGAAACCAGCGCCGCAATCACAGCCCACCAAAGTTTGTTCCCAAATGTTCCGGGGGCTTTTTCCAGCGCGGTCAGGCGGTCGTCCTGCTTTTTGTTTTGAGCCGTTACAATTTCAAGGCTCTTGTTTGTGTTTTCGAGTTGCTGGATGGTCAACTTGATATTGGTGTTCATGCCGTTTACTGCATCGGTCAGCTTCCCCAGCTCGTCCAGCCGGTGGGTGTTGCTCTGTGCACGGTTTTCGACCGCTGTCAGGCGATGTTCCAGTTCCTCGTCAGTCATTATGCTTGTCCTCCCCCGCCTTACCGAAACGGGCCACAGTGGTGGTTTCTACGGATTTCTTTGCCATGTAATCTTCGAGCTTCTTCTTGGTAAAGTCGAACACAAGCTGTACGATCCAATCCAGCGTCCGCTCATTGATTGCCCAGTCCAGCCAGTCCGGGGTATACCCACGCAGTACGGCAATGACATGGGCTTTCTTCTCTGCGCCTGCACCCGCGCCGAACTTTTCTTCCGCGTTGACGATCCACTTGTACACGGTCTTTGCGACCACAAGGCCGTAACCCAGACGTACCGCCGCCAGCGCCGTGACCACAAGGCCGACCACCATGAAGATGCAGGCCAGCCATTCAGGGAATGCCATCAGAAAAACTTTCAGAATGTTCTCCATTTTGTTTTCCTCCTACTCTTAACCCACCCAACGGCTCTTTACCGCACGGGTGTCGATGTGTACCCAGCCAGCAGGACGACCAGTTTTTACCGGGTAACGTCCGATGCCGCCGGTGTTTTTCAGCAGCGTTTCGGCGTAGGTCGCGAGCGTTTCCACGTCCACGCCCTGAATCCGAATATCTGCCGCCATACCGTAGCAATGCTGACTGTACGTTGCGCCCTTGACCGCCTTGTTATGGGCGGCAGTGCGATATGCGCTGGTGATCGTAACAGCCTTTCCAAAGTGATTCCGGATGTTCTGCAACAGTTTCACCAACACATCATCAATAAAGATGGGGTCAGTCCCATCCTTGCAGCGAAACTCTTTCACGGCAAAATTTGCGGACAGTTTCTTGTTACCATCCTTTGCCAGTGAATAGGCTTTAATCGCCATTGTCGTTTTCTCCTTTCTGGCTCAATGCCATTTTGCAGCCGCTCGACCCGCACTCAGCCACCAGCACGGCAAATTCGCCGCGCTCTGCGGTCGTGTCCGCACCACTGGTTTCCAGCCGGGTCAGCAGGCTTTCGCACAGATCGGGCCAGCTTTTATGCTGCATAGTCTTCGCCCGTGATGTCCTTGTAGTCGTCTGCGGTGATCTCGCCCTTGTTTATGCGCTCGGCCAGAACTTTCTTGACACCGGCGCGGCGGGATGCGGGCATCTCTGCCCAAGTCTTAGTGCCTGCAATCAGGCGGTTTGCCCAGATAATGTTCATGGTGATACCTCCTTATTCCTTGTTCAGCGCTGCGTCCAGCTCACACAGCGCGGTTTCGATGTCGGTCAAGCGCTTCTCGTTGGCCGCGTCCTGTTCGCACAGGGCATCTTCCATTTCAGCCACACGGTCGGGCAACTGTTCGTGCTCCTGCTGCTTCTTGGCTGCGGCTTCCTTCTCCTGCCGGGTGGGCAGATTGTCCTTTTTCCACTGAATCATGGTGACTGTCCTCCTTACTGGAATGCGCCGGAGACGGCTTCGATGTAGCCGCCCTCGCCGGATTCGCCGCGCTCCACGCTGACGCGGAAGTTAAACGCCGCGCCGTTGGTGGCGGTCTTATTCTCAAAGACGATGTTCACGCCTTTTTTTACCTCGGTCGTGGCATCCTGCCAGACCGTGGAGCTGTCGAGTGCGTTGTTGGTCACTTCGGCTTTGAACTTCGCATCATCGGGGATGGAGCCGGTCACCTGAAGCACGGCAACGGTAATGTCGCCCTCAACGGCCAACGGTTCAGCCAGCGTCACGCTTGCGGCGTGGACGGCCTTGGTAAAGGTCGCGGACGTGCTGACGGTTTCCTTGCCGTCGCTCACCTCAACGGTGATGGTGTGGTTGCCGTTCAGGATTTTCTGGAATCCGGCAGCGCTGGCCGTCTGCTCAAAGGTCAGGGCCGTGCCGCTGGCAACGCCGGTGCGGGTCTTGGTGGTCTTGCCGTCCAGCTTTTCGGTGACGGTCAAGGTGTCGCCGTCGGCATCCCTGACGGTGTACTTCCACGCAAAGGCCGCGTTCTTCCGCCCCAGAGCTGCGCCGTCCGTGCTGACGGTAGGTGCAGTGTTGACACTGACCGTGCCATCGTCAGAGACCACGAGTGTAGAGGGAAGAATGAAAGCGGGGCGAACACCACAGGAGTCGTTGCACCAGCTGCCGTTGCCGGAGCCATCGGTGTAGACGCGCCAGACGCTGCTGTTACTGCTGGTGTACGGAGAGCGCAGCCACCAAATGGCAGCGGAGCTGCCATTGTATGCAATACGCTTGCTGTTACCGCTGGAGCTGTTGCCAAAGTATGCCAGCCTCACACCGTCCTTCGGGAAATAGCCGTTGTCGCTGGTCGTCCAACCAACCTCATAACCAGACAGCAGGAACACTTTGGTGCTCAGGCCGTTGGAGCCGGTGGCAAGGCTGCCGCCGGAACCAGTGCCGTTCTGGTACGGGATTTTCACCTGCTTAATAGCCGCCCGGATGTTGCTGTCGATGAGGTTGTAGAACGTTCCGTTCAGGTATGTGTGGATGCTGGAATCCTTGTAGGAGTTATTGCTGCCGAACGTGGACGTGGTGTAGATGTCCTTCATCAGCAGCCACGTTCCATTGCAACTCGAATCATAGGTGCTGGTGTTCGGGTTGCCCTGCTGCACAACAATAAAATCTTTGGACGCGCCGTTGACTTTGATTTTGACAATGCTGCCAACGGCTTTCGTGCCCAGTTTTACGTTTGCCATTGTTACCTCCTTGTTTTCGTTCAGGCCCACGGCATGATCTCCGCGGGCCGCGTGTTCTGCGATACAGAGAGGGACAGGGCTTTGTGCTGCTTCTTGTAGATGCAGCGGCATTGCCTCGCCCGCCGTCTGTCACGCGCGAGTTTGTTCGAGTTGATTTTTCGATGGATAGGGATTTTACAGTCAAGCAATTTTTCGAGCCGGTCAGCGTACTTGCGGCGTAAAGAGTAAGTATCACCATGGGCGGCATGGGCATCCCACGCATCAAAGCTCCGCAGGATTTCCTGCTTGGTCACTTCGCCTGCGGGGTATGCCGTCTCCCAATATCTGATCTTGTTCTTCATCCGCTTGGAGCTATCCCGGCGCAGCTTTTGGATGACCGCGCCGGTGTCGGTCAGGTAGCTATGGAATCCAAGAAAATCAATACCGTTCCGCAGCGGGAAAATGGCGGTTTTCTGGTTCAGCTCAAGGCCGTAACTGTCCATGAGCGCCCGAACATCCCGGAGAATGCACTGCAATTTCTTCTTGTCCGAACAGATGATGTAGAAATCATCCATGTATCGGCCATAGTATTTGATGCGGTACTTTTCTTTGATGATGTGGTCGAACTCGTCCAAAAACATGAGGGCGAAAAGCTGGCTCGTCTGGTAGCCCAGCGGCAAGCCGTCCTCCATCACGTCGATGTAGATGCAAAGCAGCTCATAGACACGCGGGTCAACGCCGCGCTTGTCCAGCACGGCTTTGAGCTTGCGTTTTAGCTTCCGGTGGTCGATGCTGGCGAAGAAATGCCGCACGTCGCCTTTCAGCACCCAGCCGTCCGCGCCGTGGCCCTCACGGCGGTAATAGTCCACCATGTGGGTTTTCAGGCGCATCAGGCCGTCGTCTGTGCCTTTTCCGGTCTGGCTGGCGTGGCTGTCCCGGATAAAGCTCTTTGTCAGGGCATCATACAGGATGTTATCGACCAGAGCGTGCAGCACCACCTTGTCCACAAATGCGGGGGCGTGTACCATGCGGCGCTTCGGCTCGTAGACGGCAAAGACCTCAAACTTACTTGGCACATAGCGTATCTGCTGCCGAATGCTCCCGTCTGGCTGCCGCACATTGCAGACAGCCAGCTTACGGGAGAGCTTTTCCGTGCAGGCCAGCGCCTGCGCCCCGTACTCCATTCTTTTTCTTTTTTTC